CCGGTGAAGTCCAGTTCGATGTCGAAGCGCCAGACGCCGCTCCGCTCGCAAAACTCGGCTGCGGCCTCCTTGAGGTGCGCGTCGATCACGGCCTCGGGGCACCCCGGTACGTGCGGCTGGATGTATGGGTAGAACGCAGTCCAGAGAGCCATATCAAGTCACCGTGCTTGCATTGTGGGGTGCAGACGCCGTGTCGGACTGCGACTTCGCCCCGATGGCCATCTGGAACGACTGCAGGGCCGCGTTCGCTCGCGCCTCGTTGGCGGCGTTCTCCGCGTCCTTCGAGTAAGCGCGGTAGAGCACCCAGTCCACGATGGGGGACATGTAGATGTCGTCGAGCTTGATGACCTCCGTGTTCGCCCCGTCCGGGTCCAGATCGCCTTCCGTCAGCGCGTGGGTACCCGGCGCGTCCGAGTAAACCATCTCCAACTCTGCCGTATCGAGAGCAGGGGGGTAGACGAAGAACTGCTTCGGTTGGCGCGCGTCGTAGGCCCAGAACTGGATGTTCACCGTCGCGGTGTGCCCATGCCAGTCAGGCATCTGGTCGTCGAGGTCCCCACGTTCCACCAAGCGGACGACCTTCTTGGAGGACGTCGCGGCGAGGTTCCGGGTGACGTCGAGGATGCGCAGCGCCGTGGGGAACTGAGCGGTGAGGTCCTGACGGGTGCCAGCGGCGCACGTGAACGTGCCCGCTTTCGCGTTTGCGTCCGGGCGAATGAGCACGATGCTCATATACGCCTCGTTGATCCAGTTCTGGAGTTCGACACGGGGCCAGCGGACGCCGGAGTCCATGAGGATGTACTCGGCGCGCCGGACGATGTCGATGACCTTGACGCTAGGCACCTGTCAGGCCCTCCTTATTCGTCGGAGGGGGTAGCCGTGGCCTTGGCCGTCGGCTTCGTGGCAGCAGCCTTGCTGTTGAGCATCTTCGCCACCGCTTTGCCGTCGTCGGTCAGGACCATCGTGCCGTCAATCGAGCGGGCCAGAACAAGGCGCTTGCCGCCAACCCACGCCAGAGCGCGGCCACAGGTGACTTCGGCCTTGGTCTTCTCGATGAGCTTAGTCGCGTCCATAACAACTCTCCTGTTTGGTTATGTGAAGGAGGGGGCCGAAGCCCCCTCGATCAGGTCAGTCGTCAGGTCGCGGAACCGACGAGTGCGGTGCAGAGCGCGGTTTCCTTCAGGACCTTGCGCCCGTAAACGCTCAGGCCGCGCACGATGTCACCGAAGTCGGTCTGGTTGCGCAGCGGCTCGGTCTTGCTGATCTGCGAGGCAAAAGCACAGGCGTGCTTGGTGCCAGCGACCATCATCCGACGCGCCTTGGCGCTGGCGAGGGCCGCGCCGTCCGCAGTGGCCGAGAGGCCGGGAACCAGTTCCTTGCCAGCCTCGCCCTTCGGCATCAGGTTCGAGACGTAGACCTCGAAGCGGTCCAGCATCCCGATCTTGCCCGAACGGATGGTCGAGGAGGCATCCCCGGTGAAGTACGCCTGCGCGATGTCCGTCTGCATCAGAAGCTGACGGTCATACGGCGTGATGATGAGCCAACGGCCTTCCTCCGGCACGTTCTGCTCGTCGAGCGCAGCCGACATGCTGAGGATGGTCTTCAGCACGTTCGACGGGGTGGCTTGGTCGATGGGCGCGATGTCGGTGCCGAGGTTGTAGGCACCCGAGAGGGCGCCAGCGGTAGCACCGGCGTTCGCCGCCGCAGCGCCGTCGGTCACGAACCACTGGAAGAAGCAGTCGTTCTCGATGGCGATCTTCAGTTGCTTGGCCGCGTCGTCCGTGAACATGTTCATCAGGTCCATGTCGGCCTGATGCGCCAGCACGTCGTTGACCTGCACGCTGAAGTACTTGCCCCGGTCGATCTGCATGTCGGTGTAGACCGGCACGGGCACTTCGTTGGTCAGGGTCGTACCAGCACCGGCGTAGTCGTTGATCGTGATCGACGGCGCGGTGCGGATGCGGATCGTGTCACCCTGATTTTTGATCTCGCCTTCCCAATCGGTGTTGGCGATCTCGGTCATCATGGTGTTGGCGTAGAACTTCGCGTTGAGCTTGTTCGACCAAAGCTGGGGGATGAAACCCCCGGAATAGGACGGGTTGGTGTCGAAATCACCGGACCCGACGACGGGGAAAACAGCAGCCATTTCTTCTCTCCTTGGCTCTTGTGTTGGTCTGCTGCTAACGCGTTAGCACATCAGGCGCGAACGCGACCTTCGAGGTACGCAGCAGTGATCTCAGCTTCAAGTTTGGCCGCGTCGTCATACTGCCCGCGCGTGTTCAGAACCCGGATTTTCTCCCAAGCCTTACCAAGCTCGCGCTCGGTGTAGACCTTGGCTTCGCGTCCAGTGTTCTTCGACTGCGAGTTAGCAGAACGATTTGGCGAGACCTGCTTCTCTAGCTCGGCTTGGCGGGTCTGCTTCTCCTCGGACGACGGCTCCTGCTTCTGGGTATCGGAGAGGCTTTCCTTGAACAGGTTGACGTAGTGTGCAACCGCTTCAGCATCTCCGGCGTCAAAAGCCGCCTTCGCCTGAACCCGACGTGGCCCACGGAGCATGGGGTCATACTCGTTCAGCCACGCGATCCACCGTTCATCGTTGTCGATCTGAGCAAAGTCAGGCACCAGTTGATGCAGGCGCTGAGCAAAACTCATCTCTCCCAGTTGGCTACCGGTGTTGTCGACCTGCGAGCGCAGTTCGTCGATAACCTTCTGCTGTGCCTCCAGACGGTCCTCGTATTCCTGAGCGACCTCCTTGGCGACACGACGTTGAACGTCGATAAGCTCCTCACCAAACTCTTGCCGATCTGCATCGGTCACATAACTGACCTTCTCCTTCGGCTTCGTCGGCTCCTCTGACTGTTTCGGCTTCTCGGACACCTGCTTGCGCAGTTGGTCGAGTTGCTCAGTCAAGTCACGCACCTGCTGGTGCAGGCGCGGAACCTCAGCGTCGTACTTGCCCCGCAGGGTGTTGTACTTCTGCTGAAAGTCGTCCGCTACGTCCGTCGGGGACTTGTCAGACGGCTTCGCGTCATCAGACTGCTTGCTCTCTCGCTTGGCCGGTTCATCGGAATTGCTCGCTTCAGTGTCCGCCTGCGAATCATCTGGGGTCTCGTCCTCGCCCTGATCGCCTTTCGGCTCATCGGACGACGGCTTTTCCCCCCGCTTGCGGGCCTCCATCTGCTTTTCCAGTTCCTCGACTTCAGCAAGCTGAGCTTGCACCTGCTTCGGCAATGCCATTTTTATCTCCTCAAAGCACCAACTCTGTTTCGCAGCGCCCGAAGTATGCTGCTCCCGTCATGGTGTGCTTCGTGTTCGCGCTCATTTGCGCCTTACCACCGAGGACGCGTCATCGACGGCCCTCAGCAAGTCCTCAAGTGCTTCAGCGCGTCCCTGCAGGCGGTGGATCATGGCCATGTCGCCTGCTCGAACGAGCTTCTGCTTCGCATCCTCCATTTCGGAGGAAATCACGTTCAAAACCGCCTGATTGCCCGGCTCTTTCATCCGGGAGAGGGCCTCAAGGACCCGGCTATCTGCGCGGTTAAGCTCGATCATGGTCACACGCTATATCACACGTGTTGACGTGTCAACAAATGGGGGCGTCAGCGCCCGTTCGGGCGTTGGACCATGTAATTGTCCTGCCGACCGCCCATCGGGGTGCCATCCTCTTGGATATTCGCCCCCTCCTGCGCGGCCTGCTGTTCGGCCATCGCCTGCTGCTGAGCGGCCTGCTGCTGCAGAATGTCCTCGCGCGAGGGTACGAGCCGGTCGACGTTCGTGTTGAGGTTCCCGGCGAGGTCGCGCATGAGTTCCGCCGTGCCTGCGGGGCCTACGATCTGCTGCGCCACCGGGCTTTCGAGGACCAGCCGCAGGAAGTCGTTCTTCCGCACGGCCTCGGCCTCCTTGACCACCAGCGACATCGCGCCCCGCGCCTCGATCTGCACGTCCCCGATCAGGTCCGGGTCCTGCGAATACCGCATGTTGCGGTGATACTGGCGTTGCAGCATCGGCTTCAAGACGTCGTTGTCGATGTTCCCGATCACCTGCTTGATGCTCTTGCCCGCGTTCGAGATCAGCATCGAGAGGCCGGACGACGTCCGCCCCGCCCCCGGCACGTGCTCGCCCGTCATGTAGCGCGGGATGCCAGACACCTCGTCCGCGATGGCCATGTAGCGGTCGAAGACCGCCAGAAGCTCCTGCGCGTTCGACTGCGGCTGGAAAAACGTCAGCGGCTGGCTCGCGTCGTTGTAGTCCGACTGCCGGAACTGCCAAATCTTCCACGGGTACATCTGCGTGATGTCTTCGCCCGCCGGAAGACGGCTGATATTAACTCCGACCTGCGGCCCGGAGGACAGGCCCATGTTGTTTGCCAGCGCCCGAGCGGCGGCGTTACACATACTCTGGGCGTCCATACACAGGTCGGAGACCCCGTTGCCGTCGATGCGACCGGGGATTTTCTCGAAGGACGTGACGTAGTAGGGCTTCCGCCCCAGCGGGTCGTAGTTCAACACCGCCTTCACGACCATGTTGTCAATCATCCAGACCTCGCAGGGGTAGGACATCTGCGGGTCGGTGATCTCGTCTTCACTCAGGCCCCACTCAAGCAGCAGGTTGCCGGGGATCGAGTCCCAAAGCTGCAGCGCGACGACAACGTCGTCCGACGCCTCGTCGTAGTCTTTGCTCGACGCGTCTTCCGCCTCGGTGTTGTCGTTGTCGACCCAGCCCATGCCGCCAACGCCGAAATCGGACAGGACCGACCGCAGCGCCGCCTCGTCGTAGCCGTCGACACCGAGCATCCCCTCGACATCCTCGCGGGTGAGGTAGTGCAACTCGATACACGGCATGTTCTCGACGTCGTCGCCCCACGGCGCCCAGTAGAACTTGTACGGGTCGACGCGCTCCCACTCGTCGCGGAGGGTATTCACGGGCACCAGTCCGCCCTGCACCCATTTCATCGTCTTCCGTTTCCGGGGGATGGGGCCTTTCAGGAC